AAAAATTAAATGTATCTAAAATAACAGAAACAATTTCAGGGCTTCAAATTCCAAAAGCAGAAAGAGACATGATTCATAATGCTATTTTGGATTATATGAAAAAGAACCCTGATATAGATTCAGCTACTGACATAGCAAAAGCAGTAACTGTAGATATAGATAGAAAAATAAGTGGAGCTTTTGTTGAAAATTCTCTTGAGCGAGCTGGTTTAAATCCTAACGAATTATTTAAAACTAGAGCTCAAAAAATATTTGATGATGTTAAGGTATTAGATAAAGTTATAAAAAATAATCAAAAATTATTGAAAGATTCCAATGTTTCTTTCGCTGAAAAAAATCGTCAGTTTGTTAGATTATATGCTAATGCTACTGGTAAATCTATGGCAGAAGCTAGTGGGGAGTTTATTACAAGATTAAGAAAATTAGGAGGATTATATACGAATCAACCTCAGAGATTTGCAACAGAATTATATAGTAAAATTAAAACACCATTAGACTATATTAATTCTGATTTTCAGAAAAATTTTATAGGATTAACAGATGCTGCAGGAAATCTTGGAGTAGTAGATAAAGCTAAATTATTAGGTTTACCAAAATCAGAGATTAAACTTCTTTCGGAATTAAGTGGAGCAGTTTCAAAATTAGGAACTGTTAAAATGGCTGGAGATCATACTGATATTGATTCTTTAATGAAAAATTTCCCTAACTATAGAAAAAATTATACAAGAATAGAATTTATCACAAATAAACTAAATGATTATAAAGGTAAGCATTATGACAACAAAGTGCTATCTCTTTTTAGAGCAGCCAAAAAAGGACAAACACATACTATAATTGATGGTAAAAAAATTCCTATTACAGAAGCTTTAACTAATCTACAGTCAGATTTTTTTAAAAAAACAGGTCATCGTTTAGGTGGATTTGAATTAAGTAACACAGGTAAAATCAGTATTAAACCTCAAACTATAAGAATACCAGATCTTAAACACCCTATTAATACTAAATTAAGAGAAACATTAAAAGGATTAGAGACTTATAAAGTCCCTGGGGGCAAGCCTACAAAAATTACAAATGCTGTTGATAGAGCAATAATGAATGCTGACACTATTAAAGAAACAGGAAACGTTTTAAAAAAATATAAAGGTACTTCAGAACTTGCTAATAGCCGATATATAAAAGCATTGGGGTCTATCCCTAGATTTGGAAAATTGGTTGAACCTCTTATAGCAGGAACAATTGGTGCGGTAGGTATTTCTACTTTAGCGTCAGCAGCCGACGGCACAGAAGCAGGAAGCATATTACCAGAAGCAGCGGCAGGAGCTGGAGCAGCAGGAGCATACGCGGCAAGAAAACCAATTTGGAAAGGTATAAAAACTGCGGGTAGAGTAGCTGGTAAAGCATTAGCACCTTTAGCAGTTCCATTAGAGGCTGGTTTTGTATTAAGTGATTTAAAATCAGGAGCGTCTACTCCTGAAGCTTTAGCAAATATTGTTTTAGCTGGAGGGTTAGTAACGGCAAAAGAAGAAAGAGATTATATAATTGATAAATATGGTGAGGATGTTTACTCTCAATTACAAGCCTATAAAAATTATGGTGAAGATTATATGGACATGCCACAAGAGTTACCAGATGACTTTAAAGCAATTCAAGCAGAAGCAGATCAATATGTTTTAGATTTAAGGCAACAACGAGCTGCAGAGTTTGAAAGAAAATCTAATTTACCTAAACCAGAAATAGATCCTTGGCAAGCAGCTGAAGGCGGCCGTGTAGGTTTCGCTAAAGGACCTAAAGATCCAAGTAGAAGAGCATTCATAAAAGGTGTAACCGCTCTTGCAGCAATACCTATCGTTGGAAAATATTTTAAAGTTGGAAAACTTTTAGGTAAAGCTGGACAATACACAGGTCCAGTTATACAAAAAATTAAAGGCATGCCAGAATGGTTCCCGTCGCTCGTTAAAAAGCTCTGGAACGAAGGTGACGATGTAACTAAAACTATGGCTACTGGAGAGAGACAAATTATAAAAAGAGGTACTCTTGAAGGCGGTGACGATGTAGATTTAATTTATCAAATAGACACTGGAGACGTGAGAATAGATGTAACACCTCACTCACAAAGTCGTTTTGGAGACTATAAAACAAAAAGTGGAGCTTACAACAAAGAATATTCACTAGAATATGATACAGAGAAAATCACTGGAGAATTTAGAGATCTTAAAACTGAAAAATTTTCTCATCATTCCAAAAAAGATAATACGTTTCAAGTTGTTGAAACAGAACCTGTAAGAACAGGTCATCCTGAAGATCCAGATTGGGACTGGGATGGTACAATAACAACTGTAGATGATGCAGTGTCAGATCTAACAGAAATTGAAGCATTTGCTAAAAATAAAACAATTAAACAAATTCATAAGAAAAAAGGAACTAAGAAGAAGGATGTATTCCCTGAAGTAGAGTATGATGATTCTTATTGGTATGATTTAGACTATGACATTGACTAGAAAATTAACAACCACAGTACCCCCTAAAAGAGGGCCTATTCCACAGTTGAATATTCCCTCAAAACAAGTTAAGAACGTAATAATATCGGAGAAAATAAATGGCAGAAATAGACAAGTCTTTACCAAACGTAAGACAAACACTAAATATTCCTAACCCTGAAGAAGTAGCTATAGAAGAGCAACAAGCTCAACAAGATGTAGAAAATCCTGTTGATGTACAACAGAATGAGGATGGTAGTGTAGATATTAATTTTGACCCTATGGCAATGAATCCAGGGCAAGATCAAGGACACTATTCTAATTTAGCAGAATTATTACCTGATGATGTTTTAGATAAATTAGGAAGTAAACTTCACCAAGATTATTCCGATTATAAATCTTCAAGAAAAGACTGGGAAAGAGCTTATACAACTGGATTAGATTTATTAGGATTTAATTACGACGATAGATCAGAACCATTTAAAGGTGCATCCGGTGCAACTCACCCGGTACTTGCTGAAGCTGTAACTCAGTTTCAAGCATTAGCTTATAAAGAATTATTACCAGCAGATGGACCAGTTAGAACTCAAATAATTGGATTACCTACACCTGATAAAGAACAACAGTCTCAAAGAGTGAAAAATTTCATGAACTATCAATTGATGGATCAGATGAAAGAATACGAGCCTGAATTTGACCAGATGTTATTTAATTTACCATTAGCTGGATCAACATTTAAAAAAGTTTACTACGATGAATTAATGCAAAGAGCAGTTTCTAAATTTGTTCCTGCAGATGATTTAGTTGTACCATACACAGCAACTTCATTGGACGATTGTGAATCTATTATTCATACAGTTAGAATGACTGAGAATGAGTTAAGAAAACAACAAGTAGGTGGTTTCTATAGAGATATAGAAGTTAACCCGTCCTATCTTAATGAAACAGACGCTGAGAAAAAAGAAAGAGCTTTAGAAGGCGTATCTAAAGGTAGAGACGATAGAATGTTTACTATTTTAGAATGCCATATAGATTTAGATCTAGAAGGCTTTGAAGATGTAGGCGAAGACGGAGAACCAACAGGAATAAAAATTCCTTACATTGTAACTTTAGAAGAAGGTACAAGAAAAATTTTATCTATTAGAAGAAATTATGAAGTTGGTGATCCAATGAAAAAGAAAATTAATTATTTTGTTCACTTTAAATTTTTACCAGGACTTGGTTTTTATGGTTTTGGTTTAATACATATGATAGGTGGACTATCAAGAACAGCAACAGCTGCATTAAGACAACTGTTAGACGCTGGAACCTTGTCAAACTTACCAGCCGGATTTAAAATGCGTGGAATTAAAATGAGAGACGAAGCGCAGTCAATCCAACCCGGAGAATTTAGAGACGTTGATGCTCCTGGTGGAAACTTAAAAGATGCATTTATGATGCTTCCATTTAAGGAACCATCACAGACCTTATTACAACTTATGGGTGTCGTGGTACAAGCAGGACAAAGATTCGCATCCATTGCGGACCTGCAAGTAGGAGACGGGAATCAACAAGCAGCAGTGGGCACGACAGTGGCTATGTTGGAAAGAGGATCGAGAGTTATGTCTGCGATTCATAAAAGATTATACGCTGCAATGAAAAAAGAATTTACATTACTTGCAAGAGTTTTCAAATTATATCTACCTCCGATCTATCCGTACGACGTCGTTGGAGGCCAAAGGCAAATCAAGCAAATGGACTTTGATGACAGAGTAGATATATTGCCAGTTGCAGATCCAAATATTTTCTCTCAAACTCAGCGAATTTCTCTCGCTCAAACGGAGCTGCAATTGGCTACCTCAAATCCACAGCTTCACAACCAATACGAAATTTATAGAAACATGTACGAAGCTTTAGGTGTTAAAGATATTGACTTAATATTGAAAAAACCACCTCAGCCGATGCCAAAAGATCCGGCATTAGAACATATTGATGCTTTAGCCGGTTTACCGTTTCAAGCTTTTCCTGGACAAGACCATAGAGCGCATATTACAGCGCACTTAAACTTTTTAGGAACTAATATGGTTAGAAATGCACCTGCAGTAGGCGCTTCAGTTGAAAAAAACTGTTTAGAACACATAAGTTTGATGGCACAAGAGCAAATTGAACTAGAATTTAAGGAAGAATTACAACAATTAGCGCAAATGCAACAAATGGCGCAGCAAAATCCGCAAATTCAGCAACAAATGGCACCTTTACAACAAAAAGTTGAGGCTAGAAAAGCTGTTTTAATCGCTGAAATGATGGAAGACTTCAAAAATGAAGAGAAAAAGATTACTTCTCAATTTGATCATGACCCAATCGCTAAATTAAGAGCTAGAGAGCTTGATATTAGAGCTATGGATAATGAACAGAAGAGAAAAGAAGCTCAAGAGAAGTTAAATATCGATAAAATGAAGGCTATGATGAATCAAAGCGTTCAAGATGAAAAACTTGATCAAAACGAAGAATTAGCTAATTTAAGAGCCGATACTTCGATAGAAAAACAAGAAATGGCGAACGAAAACAGATTAACGCTCGCTAGAATGAAACCAAGAACGAACGGGAGAGGATAATGGCATTTCCAATTTTAGGTGCGCTTAAACTAGCTTTAAACGCAGGATCACATATTTATAAAAAGCGTCAAGAGACAAAAATGGCTATGGCCGATGCACAGCATATGGCAGCCACTAAGATGGCTAGCGGGGAGACGGAATACCAGGGAAAACTCCTTGAAGCTCGTCAAGCAGATTATAAGGATGAGGTCGTTTTAGCGATTCTCACACTGCCCATTTTGGTGCTCGCCTGGGGGGTCTGGTCGGACGATCCGGCCGCTATGGAGAA